TGCGGCATGGGCGGGACTGGAAGCTAGCTACAAGGAGGCAGGGCAACGATGGTCTACAGGGGACAGTGGCTGGATAGTGTTCGTCGATGTAGTACGTGGCCTGATGCGCCCTTTGCTGACTCTAACCCTGGTAGTCCTCATGGGCACCATCTATTTCACGCTTGCTACAGACAACATGGAAATGCGTGACCAGATTATCGCTACAGTTCTATACCTCGCTACTGCGAGCGTCTTGTGGTGGTTTGGCAGCCGCGCCATAAGTAGGAACAAATAAGACGCCCTGTACGGCCTCGTGAGCGTTTTAAACGGGGTACCCTTGGGGGTAGGTAGGGGGTAAAAAGTGACTACTGGACAGGCACACAGTAAAAACCCTTTAAAAACAAGGGGTTAGGCTGGCTGAAAGCGCAACGGGGCCAGCGAGCTCCGCACATAGGCGTCGGCGGGGGAGACTGGCACCCCATCCGACTGCTCCCGCTAACTTGGAGCAATCTGTTAGTCTTGGTCCACATACCCCTTGCCTTGTGGTTCACCAGTATCAAATTCTTTAGCATCAGGATTCATGTACCTGTTCATGGCATCCTTACTGCTGAGTGCTTTCCTGCACTCTTCCAGATGGGCGTCTTCAGCTTCTTGCTGCGCCAGCACGTCACCTGTAGGTTCTTGAGCGCCACTGCACACGTCAACCACAGGCTTCTGTGCAGCAAGCTCCCACTCTATCAGTTTCTCGATAAAGTGCTGGGCCTTGCGTAAGTCATGAAGGCCGTTCTTATCCTTCCAGCGCAGTACGTACTTGAAAATCTGTGCTTCCATGTAGGGCATCTTGTGCATAAGCACGAAGTCCCAGTGCTGTATCGGCTTGCCCTTGTAGTGAGCACCGTCCACTTGACGTTCGTTTGCTGTCATTTTTCACCTCGTCTATGCAACCAACTCACACAAGCATAGTTCCAATCAGGGGCGGCTATCTGCCCGGCCCATTGATTTGCCATATTTAGGCTTCCATCCTTGTAAAACTTGAATGCCTGCCACATAGGGTATGCTACCACAGACAAAAATGGATAGCTAGTGAGCTCATCGTCGGGTTTTTCCAGCCAGCCACGGAGCACACTGTAGAACTTACGGTGGTCCCCTGTAAACAACTCAGGCCCTGTTTGTATTTCTTTAGTCAGGGCGTACAGGTTATTCCCATCACCAGGGGCAGCCCACATCTTTTCAAACCTGGGCATATCGGGATAAACATGGAAGTTGTGGCTGAATTGCGTGTAACGCCCGACGTTCATTTTGAGTGCGCAGGCTATATACTCCTGCAAGAAGCTCATGTGGACCACGTTTGCCCCGTAGCACCCCCAGATAGCGTCGTTGCTCCGGCAGCACACGCTAATGTCAACTTCTGGTTCCGTGTTGCGGTAGCTGAGGCTCACATAAACTTGAGTATTGCAAGGGAGATCCTTGCTACCGTATGCGATGTCATAGGAGGGGTCCCACATCGTTATTACGGCCCGTCTGCTTTCAGGCTCGTTGTGCAGGTGGTCAATTACCCATGTTATTTGGTCATAGCCAAACTTATGTCTCCAGCGATACCCGTAGGCCCCCTCTAAGATTACGCCGTCTTCGCTGTAGTCGCGCATACGGGAGACAAACTGCGCCACGTAGTCAACGTCCTGTCGCCCCGCCAGCATCCACAGAGATTCAAAGAAGTGGAAGAAGGGGTTGGCGTCCCTTACAGAGTCAAATAGTACGCGCTCCCTAGGATTATGATAAACATTAACCACGGGATTAGGAGCGACAATAACTCTGCCATTGCGACTTTCTTCCACATTGCCGTTAATCTTGAGATACCACAGGCCATCTGGGTAAGCGTCATTTACGTTTCTTCTAGAGATCGTGTGCATCAGAAGTCACCTCGTCAATAAATTCTAGACCGTGATCTTCTGCAAATATCTCTGCATCTTCTATACAGCCGAAGACTTGTATCCAGGTGGGCGGCTCCCCAGGCACGTTCAGGTTGGCAGTTACCCTGCCATCCTCAAACTGTGTTCTTACTGTAAGGGTTCCTTCAGACACCTCGGTACCTCTGCTTCGGTTTGCCTTCACCTAAGTAGGTGCGGTCGTACTTATCGAATTCGCATAAGCAGTTTTGGAAATCCTGCATATCTATTCCAGGCATCGGGTTAAGCCTGTCGCGTATGCGCCCCCACATAGCCAGGGCCACCCCCATAAAGGAACCCCTGGTGACACCTGTCGAGCCTACCAGACGCTTTAATCCCCGCATACTACCAGGGCCAGGGGCACACCATGTGAGGTGGTCACAGGCGTCCTGTAGCGGGTGTCCAGGTGCGTTCTTGAGGTCCGCAATAATCTGTGCTGCAAGGAAATCACCGAGTCCTTTCACGTTTGTTAGCCTGCTATGGTAATCAGCCAGTGTAACATAACACGGCGTTCTTAGCACGCGGTCTTTAGCGACGTCAGCCACCACACGGTAGACGTAATCCAGCTTGTCCATCTTAACGCCACAGGTAGTAATGAGGTACGCTCCATTGAAACACTTTTCCCCACGGGCACGCCGGTCCTTGGATACACGACACATATCATCTAAATCCCAGTCTACAAAGGGCCAGAGCTCAATTAAGTGGTCAGGCAGGTTGAACATTCGGGCTAGGGTCATAGCCGCAGTGAGATCTGGGTGGTCGAAGTTTTCGTTACGCCAGTGCTCGGCAATCCACTTAGTGACCTTATCGTTTTCCCTATGTACATTGCAGAATCTGTAGCTCTGCAAGATGGGGTCGTCAGTCCAGGGCGGGTCAGCCCCATTCGTACGCTTGGCGAAGATGCTGTACCGCTCGTTAATCCAATGAATTAACCTTCCTTCTACCATCTGCATAGGCTCTTTTCCATTGTATGCGTACATCAGTTCGCTCCTTACCGCCCCAAGCGGTCTTCGTACGTTTTTTCACCAGTGTTACGTAGTCTGGGAATGCGGTAGCTAGTTCACGTGCCGCCCGTGACTGCTCGTCCATAGTACGGTACTGGCTACACCCTCCATCGGTGTTACTGCCCACTTGGTCATGTACCCAATCACTGAGAAGTAGGTTGCCATAGCCTGCGGTCAACAAGCTAAGGCTCACGTAGAAGTCTTCCATCAGGTGCATGGCATCAAAGCGAATATCGTGTTTGCGTAACACATGGACATCGTAGGCCAAGGCACGTAGAGTCCTGGTGTTGCGGTAAAATTCGTTGGGCAGCCTATTTCCACCCTCCCTGGTACACACCCCAACGTGAGCATGAAACTCTAGGTGGGTACGGATGGCGTCAAGCATCATATCTACAACACTATTATTCGCGGGCTGAAATTTGGTACGGTCATCTAACCTACGCTCAAAGAAAGTTAGGTCATCATCTAGCATCAATAGGTACTGGCCGGGACAGTGGTCAACTATCCATTGACGCGTGTTGCCGATGCCCTTTACAGGGCATTTAATCAGCATCGCTTCGCTACCCGATATGCGGGTTATGTAGGTGGACCATTCATCTTCTGGCACCACGACCCGAGTACCCTTTCGCCAAGCAAGTGGAAGATTCTGGAGCGTAATCTGACGCGTAGCTCTACCAGAGCTAGGAATGTAGATGTGCATTATTCACCTCGTAAAGATCGGGGGCGGGTCGATGGCCCGCCCCCTAGCGGAAAGTTCACGCGCTAGCGCGTGAGCCCTCGCCTTCTTTGGGCTTCTTTGCTGCGGCGGCGTCAGCCTTTGCCTTCTTATCCGCTGCGGCAGCCTCTTTCTTTGCGGCAGCCAGCTTCGCTTTCTCGGCCTTGGCAGCTTCCTTGGCTGCTTTCTTTTCCGATTTGGCCTTCTGCTCGGCCTCGTACGCGGCCTTCATCTCCGGGGTCTCGTTCACGGCAATGAAGCCATGCTCGCTGTCCCACTTGAGGTCTGCGTAAGTTGGCCCGCCCTCCTGGGCGATGGCTTGGGCAACCGTCATGCCATTCCGGTATTTGAACCGGTCGTAGCTCTTG